CCTAACAGCAGCAAAGTGGCACTTAAGGCTTCAGACTTTCGGCGAACATCGCTAAAGCCTTCGTGACTACCGCTGATTGTGGCTGTCCCGTCTGCTCTGCAAGAGATTCCAGTAGCGCGATTGTGTCGGTGTGAAGCTTGATGCCTTTCACCTTAACGCCGCGCTTCTCATCACTACGCTTTTGCCGATCGTCGTTAGTTGATTTCATAACGTCATCCCTCTAAAATCTGGGGTGGGGTTGGAGGGGATTTCTCCCCTCCTCCTGACTGTCTTAGTAAGCTGGCCAGCTAATCACTAAGAGAACAATCAGGATGATGATTAACTTCATCATAACCCTTACCTCATGTTGGCCTCTGCTTCGGTAGAGGCCTTCCCGTTTCAGCGTCCTGCTGATGAAATACATTGTAGGTTAACCTACAGCTAGGCGCAAGCAGTTTCTAAGCGTTTAAGCAGAAATATCAAATGATTATTAAGGCTCGCTACGGCGGGCCTTTTTGTTTTGCGCACGCCATACAACACCAGAAGCGATTTCCCCTTGATGGCGTAGCGCATCTTTTTTTTCAAACACAGCGGATGTAATTGCGGCGGGAGAGATGCAGGAAGGTTTCTTACGTGACACTAAGAATTCTAACCTGGCTCGCTCAGTTCACAATTTCATCAATTCCTAAAAGCGAGCCTCCAGTCCTGGAGGTGGATATGAAAACTATGGCAGACAAAGTAACGACAGCCGCGGCGTATACAACGTCGGGGGCGACTTTCCTTGCCGGGAGCATGTCTCTAAACGAGTGGTTAGCTGTGGGTGGTTTCATGCTGGCTATCGCGACATTCATTGTGAACATTTACTTCCAGCGTAAGCGAGATAAGCGCGAAGAGCGCATGAGCCAAATGAGATGGAGAGCGATTGATGAGTCAGATAATCCCGATCCTCAACTTTGAGGAAGGTTATGTGGAGTCGCCTTACGTCGATTCTCTTGGCTTCCCAACGGTAGCTGGAGGTATCCGCATTGGCCCCAAAGGCGCCTCGTTGAGTAACTATACCTTTCGCGTTCCTCGAAAAGTTGGCGACACATGGAAGCAAGTGATTGTTGATGAGAAGGTGCTGGACATGAACAGCCGGCCGGCCATTTACGCTGCACTCAAGCAATGCAACCCGGCCCGCGCTGACATCCTCTACAGCATGGCATACCAGATGGGCGTGGATGGACTTGCAGCTTTTAATAACACGCTAGTGATGATCTCCAATGGCAACTTCACAGGTGCCGCCGAAGGGATGCTGAGCAGCCTGTGGGCAAAGCAGACACCCGGACGAGCGCGCCGTCATGCTGAAGTCATGCGAACCGGATCATACGATATCTACAAGGGGAAGATATGAACGTTATTGCCTTCCTCGCCGTGGTTATCGTTGTGATCGCCGTGGTGCTACTGGTGCGTAAGTACAGCTCAGTTGAGTTCGTTGCTCATGCCCGCTTACTGTTCCGCGCCTGGTCAGTCTGGCTCACCGGTGCCGGTACATTGCTGGGCGTTTATCTCGCTTCGGCTCCTGATGCAATTATCTCAGCCTGGAACATGCTACCGCCTGACCTTAAGGCGATGCTGCCCGTCAACATTGCGCAGTACGTCAGTTATTTCATTGTTGCGCTCGGCGTTATCTCTCAGTTCATCAGGCAACGAAATTTGAGTGATCGCAAACAGCAACTGGATGAAAAGCCATGACAACTCTCGTTAACCTTTTCGCCGGCGGGTGGAACTACATTATTGCCTTTCTGGCTCTGATTGCTGCCGCTGCCACCGCTTACTTCAGTGGTAAAAGCAAAGGGAAGACAGAAGAGAAGGCAAGGGCGGATGTGACAGCAGCAAAGGCAGAGTCACAGCAGGTCAGCGACGTGGCTAAAGTGCAGGCAATTAACACGGAGAAGGCAAACAGTGTTAAAGAAAACAACTCTTCTCTGTCTGACTCTGCTGCTCGCGACAAGCTGCGCAGATCTGAATTCAACTCCGACGACTAAATCAGCCCCCACCAAAACTGTCGACTCTCTCTGTACTCAGGACGCCCCCATCAGAACGCATGGTAAAGATGCAGATTTGATGGATGTCCGAACGGTGAGGGCAATCAACACGCATAATGATCTGTGGGTGAAATTGTGCGGAGATAAGCTGTAAAGCATTGCAAGAGGCATTAACTTTTCCAGATGCCTCTGACAATGTTTTGCATATCCCGATTCTTGAAATTGCTTATATTGCCACCATATATTTGGTGTTAATAACTCTCGCAAGGAATAAGGAATGGCAGTCAAGCACAGCGCCCGCCGCTACGACATCTATGACGCAGCAGAAATGGCTAATGAAGCAGCTGAAGTAAAAATGCAGACAGGAAGTGAAGGGATCTACATCAAGTGGGAATGGGATGATAAGAGTTTTGAAGCATCATTCAAGCCCGAAGAAGACGACGAGATAATCCTTCATCAGTTATTTCGAGCTGCCATTAAAATGGCAAAGATGTAATCAGGCCGCCTTCGGGCGGTTTTTTTATGGAGTTAATATGGCTAGGCCAACCAAGTACCAGAAGGCGTACGCCGAGCAGGCTCGCAAGCTGTGTTTGCTTGGGTACACCGATGCGGAGTTAGCTGATTTCTTCGAGGTAGATGAAGCAACCATCAACAGATGGAAAATTGCACATGAAGAGTTTTGCGAGTCCATAAAAAAGGGTAAGGGTGTAGCTGATGGTGAAGTGGCAGCGAAATTATTCCATCGCGCTACCGGATATGAGCATCCTGAGGATGATATTCGTGCAGTTGAAGGCACTATCGTCATAACCCCCACGATCAAGCATTACCCGCCTGACACCACAGCAGCCATCTTCTGGCTCAAGAATCGTCAAAGCAAAAAGTGGCGTGACAAGATTGACCATGGGCTTGAGGGTCCAAATGGTCAGGCTCTTGCTGTGCCAATTTTCAACGTGACGTTTGGAAATGAAAATGACAACAGCGATGACGACGGAGATAAAGGCGCTTAAGTTCGCCCCCAAGTTCAAGCCGCTGTTTCAGCCAAAACGCTACAAGACGTTCCATGGTGGGCGTGGTGGTGCTAAATCATGGGCCGCTGCCCGCGCACTGGTCATCATGGCCGCAAGCAAGAAGCTCCGCATACTCTGTACCCGAGAGGTTCAGAACTCGATTAAGGATTCAGTACATAAGCTGCTGAAAGACCAGATTGAGATGCTCGGGCTTAACCCGTGGTTCCGTATCACCAACGAGACAATCACCAGCGCATCCGGTAGCGAGTTCCTGTTCAAAGGTCTGCGCTTCGACCCGCTCGGCATCAAGTCGACTGAAGGCGTGGATATCTGCTGGGTGGAGGAGGCGCAATCTGTTTCGTCTGACTCATGGGCGATCCTGATTCCCACCATCCGCAAAGAGGGCTCTGAGATTTGGGTGACGTTTAACCCCGGCGAAGAGTCAGACCCGACCTATCAGCGTTTCATTGTTACACCACCTGACGACAGCATTACGGTTGAGGTGAATTACTACGACAACCCATACCTGCCTGAAACACTCCGCAAAGAGATGGAGTACTGCAAGCGTATCGATTACGAAGCGTATGAGCACATCTGGCTTGGTAAGCCGAAGTCGATTAGCGATTCAGTCATCTTCCGTAACCGGTACAAGGTAGAAGCATTCCCTGATGACCTGTGGTTACAGGCTGATCGCCTGTTCTTTGGCGCTGACTTCGGCTTTGCAAATGACCCGAGCACGCTTATCCGCATGTTCATGATCGACACCCGGCTCTATATCGAATACGAGGCCTACGGCGTTGGCGTTGAGCTGGATGAGATGCCGCAGTTCTATGACTCCATTCCTGAAGTGCGCAAATGGCCGGTCAAAGGTGATAACTCCCGACCGGAAACCATCAGCTATCTGGCGCGTCAGGGCTTCTCGATAGATGCGGCCGCTAAGTGGAAAGGCAGCGTGGAAGATGGTGTTACCTACCTGAAAGGGTTTGAAGAAATCATTATCCATGAGCGTTGCAAGCACACCGCCGATGAATTCCGCCACTACTCCTACAAGGTCGACAAAAAGACCGGCGACATACTGCCGATCATCGTCGACAAGTTTAACCACTGCATTGACGCCATTCGCTACGGCCTTGATGGCTATATCACCAGCTCAGACAGCCTCGGCACCTGGGCGCAACTTGGGAAAGGCTGAATATGTCCGAAACAGAAAGCATGTCGCAGCCTGTACCAACGCGTGACAGCTATGAAAACTTCATTGCCCGGATGGGTGT